GTGCGAACACCATGAGCACAGTACAGACCAGAGATAGCACGAACAAGTTCAACACCACTGAGAGAATTATCATTCATACGACCCACGAAAGGTGAGATGTATGTGGCACCTGCCTTCGCTGCCATCAATGCCTGAGCGGCGCTGAAGCACAAGGTAACGTTAGTTTCGACACCTTGAGCAGTGAGTTCTTTACATGCCTTCAGACCCTCTACAGTGAGGGGCAGTTTGATCGTAACGTTGTCAGCAATATCACGATACTTAATAGCATTGGTAAGCATCTCAAAGCAGGAGTCACCTTCTACTTCAGCAGAGATGCTTTCAAAAGCAAAGTTGGTTGCTAGTGTTTTAATGAACTCCACATAGTCTACACCAGACTTGCGAACTAGTGTAGGATTTGTAGTGATACCATCAACTAGACCAGTCGTATAGCGTTCAGCAATTGCTTCGTAGTCAGCAGTGTCTAGGAAAATTTTCATTGATTTATATAATGTTAGTTTTTAAGTGATCACTTAAAATTTTAAGTGATTCTTCTTCAGCGAGAATTTGTTCACGCTTATACTTATACCATGGATGCTCATATAATTCTTTTGCTGGAGATTTAGATGACTCTGCATTAAAATCTTTCAACTCTTGTAACTGACTACAAATATTTGTAAGCATTCCTCGCATATATGCAAGTTCTGTTTTGATTTCTTGTAATTGATCTTTAATTTTTTGCTTGTCCATAGTTAATAGTGACAATGCTCGAAGAGGGATTTGAACCCCCGACAACTTGAATGTAAATCAAGTGTTCTACCGCTGAACTATTCGAGCGTGGCTCCCCCGACTGGAATCGAACCAGTAACATCCAAATTAACAGTTTGGCGCTCTGCCTGATTGAGCTACAGGGGATTGAACGACTCAGGTTGGGGTCGAACCAACGACCGACTGCTTAGAAGGCAGTTGCTCTGTCCACTGAGCTACTGAGTCGTATGGTAGTTCCTATCGCCGCTAACCCTGAACTACCAAGGGGGTCACCGCAGTCCCTTAGGACTTATGCATTATACTAGACGAAAGAAAATTTGTCAAGATACTGGTGGGAATACACAGTGCGATTACCATGGATTCCCCAACCTAACCAGTAGTATGCATGGTTCATGAAATGATCCACAGAATAACCATGCCCCTTCAATACCATTTCATATTTAGTCCACTGGGATTCGTTGACCATATAGCGTAGTTGACCACTAATACTATTAGGATCAAGACCATACTTTGAACAGAAAGAACCTAGACCATAATAACGGTTAGAAGTAGTCCATTGAATGAGTCCAAACCCACCACTAAGACAGTTATTATACGACACGCGAGCGCCACCTTCACATATATTGGTAAGGAATTTAGATTCTTGTTTGATGTTACCCATCACGGTAGCAATAGCATACTTGTTATTAATACCTCTGCTTTGAAGGAACTGCAGAGTGTATTTTTCATTGCTATTACAATCTTTGCATACAATCTGCTCCACAGGAACAGGAGGCAATTCAGATAAGATCATTAAGATTTCTCAAATGACTGTACTATACTAGTATATCACCACACTGGTGATCTGTCAACTGCCGTGTGCCAATAAATAAATTGGATGGCATTGAGCACCATAATTATGTTCCACCTTAATGACGACGACATTGTTAGACTACAGAAAGCATGCGAGTCTTATAAAGATAGCACAGGATCTGAATATATGTGGGATGTTTACACAGATCTTCAGAATAAATTAAGAATTTACAGAGAGCAGAACCTAGATGTCCATGAGGATACTGTGTCTAGAAGACCTGACATAAAGTGACAGCAAAAGATCACTTGCTATAATTAGTAAGTAGATATACTGTCATAGCAATGAAAACAGTACTCCCCGCTTTGCTATTACTTGGTAGTATAAGTACATTAGTTGTATGGTCTATCTGTACAGCTTACACAACCAACTCCTTAGTGTCATGAATCTAAATCAATCTGAGCATCAGTTAGTTATTGAAGCATTATCAAAAAGACAAAGATCTTTTGTTGCAGGAGACAAAATGTACAGAGAATATGGGAAACTTATAGACACCTTTAAAACTAATATGAACGAAAAGTGATATGAAAGTAGGTATTATCGGATTAGAACCTATGGGCGAAGGCATGTCACGACGCCTAATAGACAATGGTATTGAAGTCTGGGGATATCGTGATGACTATGCAAAAGCAAATGCACAATATGATGCAGGATACATCAGTGGATGCACCACTTCCATTGAAGTTCTTGCTCAAGTAGTTCATTCAAATAAAACTACTGGCACAACACCTGGAGTTTTTATGTTAGTTGTTCCGTCGTCTAAAATAGAAAAAACTCTAGACAATCTGATAGAACACTGCGTTGATGGCGATATCATTATTGATTACAGTGATAGTAGTCCCGAAGACTGCATGGAAAGACAACAATACTGCACCAAATTAGGAGTATCATATCTATTTTCTGGTGTATATGGTGCAAGTTATGCTGTTGCTAGTTGCTCCAGAATTTTTCAATCTTTATCACCAGGTAATTTTAAATGAGTACTACAGATTTCCAAGGATGGACAAAGAAACCAGAAATTAATGATGATGAATTAATTTTGCTTTGTTTAAAAAATGCTCCCGAAGGTTGCGTTAAAAAACAAGTAATGAAATTGATTAAAATTTACGAAAATAAACTAGATGACGTACCCACTACCAAGTCCAGACGTACTTCAATCATATAACTTTGCTATGTCATCATTCTCTAGAATGTATGGTGTCAAAAGTATTCAGTCTAATGTTAACGTGCATAAATTCTGTGTCAAATGGGCAGAGTCAAAAGCACTACCACCAAATGGCACTTTAACATCAGTTGATTTTTATTTTAGAGATCTATGGAACACATGGTCATAACTTTCATAGCAGTGTATTGCTTGTTCGGATTATTTCTATTCATCTTATCAATTTTACAAGAATAATGTTACAGTTTGCTAGATTTTGTGGGACAGTATTAAACAACCCATATGGATTAGGATTTCTCTCAACTATTTTAGTCTTCATTCCTGTCATTGGAATGTGGGCAGTTCATAAATATGGTTGGGAGCACTGGGAACCTTTCGTAAAAAAACACAAATGAATCCTTTAATTTTATTCGGGTGTGCTACGCCTTTGATAATCTTTTTTATAGTATTGAAATTGTTTGCTTGGGTAAATACTGTTAACGATAAAGGTACTGCATACAATGCATACACAGATGTCGATGCAGATGAAGAAGAATATGGAGATCGCACAGACTACCTATGAACAGAGATCCTGATTACACAGTAGATTTAACAATAGAAGATGTAAGATTGTTGTACCAATGTGTGATTAAAAGATTGGAAAGGTGGGAAGGTTATCCAGCAAGACCAGCACAAGAACAAGAACATCTCTGGATTATGAGAGACTCTTTATATCGAATAATATTGGAACATACTTATGAATTTTGAATTAGATATGGATGATTATGCAATCATCCTCAACGCATTACATTACTATAAAAAAGTTGAGAAGCGTGGAAACTTTAAGCAATATAATGAAGAACGTGTCAATAAGTTGAGAGACAAAATGGCATATCAACTGATTCCTTCTGCAGATAGTGGTAATAGATTGTGAGTACTGTATTCGTATTTGGATTTATTATCCTACTTACTATAGGAATGGAACTTACTTGGTCAGTTAAGAAATGAATTTAATATTACGTCCTTTAGATAACGCTAACGATCCTGTGTGGTCGGTGATTATCTGTGTGATACTTGCAGTTGCAATGGCACTGTTTGTAGTCGTATACATACTAAGACAAGCATTTGCAGAGTTAGAAGATGGGAGCAATGACACCACCGAGCAGGAAGAGCTGCTACAACTTTCGAGTGACGGAGATCAATCGTGTCCTTGATGGTGATACTATTGATGTTACTATCGACCTTGGGTTTGACTTATACAAGAAAGAAAGAGTTAGAGTTGCAGGAGTTGATACGCCAGAGAAAAGAACTAGAAACCTTGAGGAGAAAGCTCTGGGACTAGATGCTACTAACTGGATGAAAGAAAAACTAGAAGGTGCTATTGCTGGTGACGATGAACTCTCTGTTAGAACTGAATTGGTTGGCGGTATGGGTAAGTATGGTCGCCTTCTTGGTTGGTTATATATTGGAGATGCAGAAGTATCATTGAATGAGCAAATGATCACTGAAGGTTATGCTCATGCCTATGATGGTGGCACAAAAGATATGAACCTTGAAGCACTTCGAGTCATTCGTAGGCAACATGGAACACTAGTAGAATAAATATATTAGATCCAAATTTTTACGTTATGAAGAAACTTCTTCCTATCGTTATGCTACTGATGACCGCTACTGCTGCTAACGCTGGTGGAATTGTATCAAAACATGCTTCATCTGTCCAACTGACAGTTGATTCTGCCCGAACTCAGGCAACCAGAATTGGTTCCTCATTTAGCATTAGTGGTTCTAATATTGATACCACCGATGGTTCAACTGCTGGTGCTGTATCTGCTGGTACTATCACCTCTGGTGTATATTCACCTGGCACTATTACTGCTACTCAAGATACTGCTGGATCAGCATTTAGTTTCAGTCAATCTTACAATCAAGCTGATGCTATCCCAACAGGAGCTCCTACCGTAGGTGAAGTACCTAACTATGGATCAGTTCTTTCTTACACTGCTGGATCTGCTGGTACATTAGCAGGTACAGTTACTTCTGCTGGTGTACTTACCGTGACAGCTGGTGGTGCTGGTACTAGTGCAACAGGACAATTTGTTTCTGAGATTACTGTAATTGACTAGGAGTATTAGAGATGACCCTTTTTGGAAAGACTATACTTTGGTCTGTGATATCTGTGGTGGGTGCAAGTGTCACACTTGTTCCTGCCCTGGCGGTCCCCGTGGTCCCCAACTTCACTCAAGGAAGCATGACGAGTCACACAGAAACGACTCAAAAGATAACTGAAACTATAAACTCGATGGATTATAGCACTGGATATCAGTATTCTGCTACTGGTTCAGGCATAACATCAAATGGAAGTCTGTCTCCAGGGACAGGTACTAATAATGTAACTATAGATGGAGTGACATCATCATGGACAGGTGTAACAAGCAAACCTCAATTCACACAAACAACACCAGGACAAGCGTTCCAGTTCACAGAAACTTACTCTGGACCTGGATTACAAAATCATACAATTATCCAAAGAGAGACAGACATAACAAGCGTAACCGACACAACAAGTATTTTCTCGCAGTAACACTACTGCTTGCTAATCCTTCTTATGCTGAAACTGTTGGTGGTGTGTCTGCTACTGCAGCTCCTGTAGCTAATAGTTCGGGCTCAGTTACCAATCAAGCTATTCAGGTTTTACAAGGACCATACATTACTAATACCTACGGTGGAGGTATTCAATGTCAAGGTCCCACCATGAATTTCACACCATATGTGACAGGTAGCGCATCTGCTTCTAAACCATATGAAGATTTTTATGACTCACCTGTATATGATATGAGAGACATGGACGAAGATGGTGCTCCCGATAATCCTGGTGCCATTCTCTATCAAGTTCCTACAAGAACTGGACAAAAAGATAATTACAACGTAAGCGTAGGATTTTCTGCTACATGGTCTACGCCTCTAGATAAAAAATTACAAGCACAATGCAAAGAGGCAGCTGCTGCTAACATCGCAATGATGCAACAGACAACTGCCAATAAAAGATTAGATTTTGAGATTGCTAGACTTAAAAATTGTGGTACTTTAATGAAACAAGGTATACGTTTTCATCCCAAAAGTCCAATGTATAAAGTTTGTGCTGATGTTGTAGTTAATAATATACCTGGACATGAGCATCCACATGTTCATGCTATCCCTTCGGTTTCAACGCCTCGCGAAGTGTCCGAACAGCAAGATTCCTCTGACGCTGAGAAATTCTTCGCTCCGATAGAGATTCAACCTTACTCACCTTCCCCCTAATTTTAGCAATCTTTTTCACAACTTTTTTTACTGTAGGTTTCACCAACTTTAATAGAAGATCTGCTAAAGGTTTTGCCATTAGTGCTGAAGTTGTAGCAACAAAAGCAATAGATGCTGTCGTAGTTACTGTACCAGGAGCAGGTAGATATTGTTCTGTCCATGGAATTTCAACTTCTTCCACAACTGCTGCAGTTTCTCTAGTAATACACTTGTTTGTTTCCTTATCAAATATCTCTGTTGGTAAGCAATTAACAGTGTCAATTTTTGGTGTTTTTGTTTCTATTTTAGGTGATGGTTGTTCATCTTTTGGTCCAGGAACTACTGGTATAGGTGCTTCAGATTGAAATTTTAATTTTTCTTTGTTATAATCAAGTGGATTAAATGATGGCACACCTGCATCACAAAATGTCATAGTACCTTTAGGGTCATCAGACGTGAGATTACGATTCGTTGCACTAAGTTCATGTGCTTCCACACAACCAGGCATATCAATAACAGGTACACCTACCCCCTGGATTACAGGAGGCACGGTGAATACTTGTATCGGCGTTTGAATTAAAGAATCAGAAATACTAGGAATAGAAACATCCGATATCCTAATCTCATTGGTCCCTATGTTCGGGATCCAATTCATCAGAAACCTAGACCTTTAGGTAGTGCCATGCCACCAGCTGGAACACCTACAGGAACTGCAGGACCAGTTGTTTTAGGCAAAGCAGGCATAGATGAGTCTAGCATGCCTGGAAGGGCACCAGAAACTGCATCTGTAGCAGCACCTGCGACTAGTTTAGTTAGTTGTTCTTTACCTTGATCTAGAAGACTGTCAGCATTTAGATAAAGGTATGCTCCTCCACCCAAAACACTCAAAGAAACTAGACCTGAAAGCAAAGCAATTCCATTAATTACTTTTTGCATTGTGTCCTCATTCGACGTGAATAGTACCTGTCATACCTGCACCCTGATGTGGACCACAGAAGAAATTATAGTCGCCAGCGTCAGCGAATAGAATATCTTGTGACTCACCAGGTGCAAAGAGCAGTGCCTCTCTCGAAAGATCGGGACGTGCTTCAACAATAATATTGTGAGGAGGTAGTGCCTCATTTACGAAGTGTAGTGTGTCACCTGCCGAGATTGTAATCTCATTAGGTTCAAATGCTAGGTTTCCCCCCGCACCCATTACAACATCAACTGCAAATACTGGTGCTGCCATAAGCATGACACCCAGCAAACAAATCAAACTAAGAAATTTTGTCATTATTTTTTGGTAATGTAGGCGTTTTATCTTCATCCTTCTTCTTGGAGGGCATCACTCCAAAAGTTGCTAAGGTTCCAGTGAACACACTGGCGATAAAAGTTGGATCGATATTTTTTTGAGGAATACCAGGGACAGTTACATAATTAAGGGTCAGAATTGCTGCTGACCATCCAAGAATAATAACTCGAACGAGAGTTGATACACCCTCATCCGCCCACTCAAATTTGTTGTCCTTCTTGGCTTCCTCTTTCTTTGGGCTTTCCATAAGCAAAGAGCAAGGCTCTTTTATTTATTAAAAAGTTCAATAAAATATTCAGCATCAACCACTACCAGTGGTTTTTTTCTATTTTTCTTCATAACTACGATGGGTTCATACTTGCCTGAGTTTACAGATGCTTGCTCATAAGCATCCCAGACGTTCAACCTTTCTACATTCTTACATTCAATTGAATGAGGAAATTTTTCCCTAGCGGCACGTGCCATGATGAGATCTTCACCACCTGCACCCATAGATCGAGACTCAATATCCTCAGGATGGACATCAAGTATCTCGATTAACATTTGTCGGACCCATTTCTGGAGATTCCTTCCCTTTGCTTTTGCGCTGCTTGTTTTCATAACTATTCCAATATGCCCAATTGATTACTGCGTCGTTCCAGTCTCCTTCCCATGGGTCTGGAAATACTGGAACTTGATCCACTGCATCATTATTACATCCCCCAGATTCGTTGCTCCCAACCTCAGCAGATGATACTGTCGGTCGGACAGTTTCGGATCTGCTAGAAGTTTTTGTTTCCATTCTGGAAGATTTGTCATTACAATTGAAAACCTGCGAAAGTATTTTCCTCAACATCCTGCTTGATTCCCCCAATAACGTATGATTCGACTTCGGTTTCTTGGGGTGCCACTTGCAATCCTTTGGAAGACAACCAATGTTGTGTCCATGGTAAAGGATTATTGCTTATAGGAGCATCAAAAATAGGTGTCAGACCAATAGACTTCATGCGTTTGTTAGCAGTCCACTCAACATATTTCTGCAATAGTTTTGCGTTGAGTCCAATCATGGAACCATCTTTAAAAAGATAATCAGCCCAGATTACTTCTTCTTCCACACATTTTTTGAACATCCCATAGACGTTCTGCTCTTCTTCCTTGATGATATCAACGATATCTGGATCATCACCTTGCTTCCACTTGTTAAGAATGTTTTGGGTGATAGTCATATGCTGAGATTCATCTCTCGCGATGAGAGAAATGATCTTGGCATTGCCTTCCATCAGTTTATTTTCACCAAAAGCAAAGGAACATGCAAATGATACGTAAAAACGTATACCCTCTAGTATATAGACGTTGGCAACGGCACGATATAGTTTACGTTTTAGTTCTTTAAGTTCCCATTTAGCAGTAGGAACGTCATCCAAAGCATGTTCCCATTGATTACCTGCACCCCATTCTTGTGCTGCCTGTAAGAACTCATCATATGCCCCTGTAACCGTTGCTGCACGTTCTAGGATACGATCATCAGTAATGATAGCATCAAAGACCACAGAGGGGTCTGGGTAGATGTTCTTAATGATGTGAGTATAGGATCTGCTATGCACCATTTCCATGGTTTGCCAGATACTCATTGCTGACTCAAGTTCGGGTAGGCTGCAATAAG